AGGAATCTGTTGTTACCGATGGATCATATAAAAATCTACCTGTACCTACTTCCCAAGATTGAGAAACAGGATTAACAAATAATGTGTAATTATCTGGCAATTCAGTACCATCAGCAACGAATAATTTTAAAAATGCTTTGTAGTTCCCGGGACCACCAGCTTTAACAATAGTTTCTTGAATTTCTGAAAGAGGGAATTGAACTAGAATTCGTGATACCTGCGCATCGTTATTAGAAGATGATGGTTCATTTTGAATTTCTAATATTTGATCAAGCCCCGTATTCATTAGGGGATATGCGGAGTAAATAGTAGTGTCCTTTTCAGGATATATTTTATAGATGGCCATCTATTAATTTATTTACAATAAATATAGAATTATTAGAAAGTTACAACTCTACCTTGGATATCCAAGTCAGGGAATCTAACCTCAAATATAGATGGATCTAACGAAGGATACAAAATATCATTTCTAATAGCACCCTGTACGTCATAACTGTATGGAGAATAATTACCTCCTGAAAGATTTGTAAAGCTAAACTTTACAACTGACTGTACACCTTTAATTTGTAATAAAAGACCAGCAACATCTGATATAATAACTGGCTGGTTAATTTGCCATTTATCTATATCAAAGTAGTCTTGTAGTGCTAAAATACAATCAGATAATATTTGTTGGTTACTTAACCCTGGAATAACTGTTATATCAAAGTTAATACCTATATTAATGTAAAAGGCATCTTTGATAGTAATAGCATCTGTAACCATTCTAAATGGTTGTAAGTATTCCTTTAAATTAGTTTTAAGATCAAGTGTAGCGTTTTCTAATTGTTTATTATCATTATAAGCTAAAATATACATTGATAAAGCAAGCGGGTTATTATCAATTAATGGGTCATTACCTGCTTGAACCGATAAAGCGGATGCTTGTTCTACGTATACTTTAGCAATAGTACCAAATTGGGATGGCATACTTAAAGCACGAGTCATATAATCGTCTTTAGTTACTGATCTCAATTGGGCTGAAAATGCATTTAATGTATTCAAACGAATTTCTTCTACTGTATCTCCTCCTCTACCACCACTTGAAGGTATTGGATTAGTACAAACTAATGTAGTTAAAGAAGTATTTGTATTAGCAGGGTTTGTAGCTGTTATACCTGCTGTTGATAATATTTGTATAATATCTCCTGCTGGTAAATTAGACTCAACACCTCCTCCTACTGTGTATTGAACATATAAACTAATATTAGCAGGTACAGTACCATACTGTTTAGTATAGAACACAGCAGCCTGATTGTAATTATTTACTAGGTCAGATGTATCTGCTGGTGGTATTAATCCAAGTTGAATTGTATTTGGGTTTGGAATAATAACATCATCAGGATCATTTACATACATTCCTGAACCAAACTGTAATTCTACAATATCGTCTGTTTTAATTCTTGTAACATAACGATTTGGTGTTTGTAATAAACTTAATAAATAAGGAACTTTATCAATATTAGCTCCCGTATTAACAGTTTTATTAATGATATTAGATTGAGCTAAATAAGGTACTTCATACCATACACTACTATCACTTCCTGTTACTTGTAATACCTGTAAAAAGTTAGGTTCATTTAATTCAACTGAAGTGAACTTAACAGGTGCTCCAAAAGTAAAATTTGTACTTTTAATTTCAGCAGAAATTGCTCTTGTAGATTTTTTAAATAGATAATTACTTGCATTAAACAAACTAATTTCTACAGATCCAGTATCATTAAAATCTACTCTATCAACTGTTAAAAATTTAATACCTGTAGATACAGAAGCAAGTTGTGTATTTTCTGGGATTGTTAATGCATAGCTTAAATCAGGTTGACCTGCTACAATAGGTACTCTTTGGTAAAAGTCAATTGTAGTAACAGCAGCATAAGATGTTTTAGGGCGGTATCCTAATGAATAGGCCATGTTTAACAAATTCTGTTTTTCAACAGCCGTTAAAACAAAGTTTTCTTGAATTTGGGTATCAGTATAAAACGATAATACATCACCAACATAAGCAGCCATTTCAATAAACATCGTACCAGGGGATGCTTCTGAAAAGTCTGTATAAGTGTTTGGGAAATAATTTTTTGCAAACTCAATAAGGGAAGCCTTAAATTGAGTAAAATTCTTATTTAAATATGATATGTTTTTATTATTGTTTGCCATTACTCAAAATTAACTGTTACTGTGTCTGTTTGTCCTGAAATTAGAATTTGATATATTATTTTAATAACTAAAGAATTACTAACATTATTTGGTTCTTGTGTAAATTCTATATTATTAATTGATATTTCAGGAATATACACTTGAACACTGTCTCTAATACTATCTTCAATATCGCTAAAAGAGGCTTCAGTCATTGGGTTAAATAACTGAGATCTTAAAGTTGTTCCAAAATTAGGATTGTCAATCCTTTCACCTTGGGAGGTTAATATTAGATTAATTAAATTATATTTCAATTGGTCTTTAGTTGAAAAAGTACTATAAAATACACCAGGAGCGTTAAACGGAAGTCTAACGCCTATTGCTGTGTTTCGCTGTAGATCTCTAGGATCAACTCTAGTACTTCTTACGTAAGCCATTATTGAACATTTCTAAAATTACTAACTTCACCTGGATTTTGTCTCATTTCTGCAGCAACTTGAGCCAGCATGTTTTGGTAAACATTTTGTTTTTGAGCTGGTGTAGTTGGTTTGGCTTGTGGCGCTCCTTGCATTCCCATTTGATCCATCAAACTTTGACGGAAAGCAGCAGGGTTAACATTTTTAGTAGTTAAATTAACTGTAGGCCATTCCTCAGTAGCAGCTAATGATTCCTGGATTTTTTGTTTGCCGATATTGGCTAGTTCTTCTTTCAAAACTTCCCTAACGGCTTCTTTAATTAGATTTTTTAAGTCTTGTGTTTTCATATCAATAAATATTAAGCTTCGAGATTTCGTTCGTCGATTTGGAGTTTTAAATCTTCAATTAAAACATCAGAATTTAATGTAAATGATGGTTGTGTACGTAATACGATAAATCCACTTCTATCTAAAGCAACAGCATATCTACGTTTATTTCCATCTACTACAAATTTAGGATCATTTTCTTCATATATTGCAAAAGTAAATCCTTTATATGAAACATTAGGTACTGCACCTAATTGACCACCACCTTCTAACTGTGCTACTAATGCATTAATTTCATTTGGTGATAAGTCATTGTCAATTGCTTTATCAATAATATCGCTAATTGGTAATAATCTTGATTTTTGGTATTGTACTTCAATTACTAATCCATTTAATGCTTCTCTAGTAATTCCTAACATTACTGTTATAGAATCTAATGTCATTATAGCATCTGTTATTTTTTTAACAGTACCCGGAGTTGCTGGGGTAGGGATTAATAATAGTATTCTAACAACTATAGAAATAATTCTTAATATTCTTTCTAAAGTTCTAATTGTATTTCTAATTTTAGTAATTTGACGTTCAGCTTTATTTAATTCAACTAAAGCAGCATTTCGTACTACCCTTGCTCTTAATACATCCTGTTTAGTTTGAATATTTAAAATTTGTTCGTTTACTCTATCAACTAAATCAGTTAATTGCTGTACTATTTTAGCTAATCGCTGAACTTCTCTATTCAATAATTTAGATATGATAAATAGAGCTGCGGCTTTAGCTAATGATCTAATTGCTGAACTATTTTTCTTTGCAATTGCTCTAGCATCATTTATTTTAATTTTTTTAACATCTTGTTTAACAATAGTATCACTTTTCCTTTCAGATGCTTCTACTGTTTGTTTTAATTCTCTTTTCCTAAATATATTTCCTACTCTTCTTGTAAGATCATCTACTTTAGTTTGAACAGCTTCTAAAAATTTAGTAAGTTGTTGAACTTCTTTTTCTGCTTTTTTCTTTTTTTCCTCTGCAACTTTTAACTTTTTATCGGCTTCATTTGATAAATTTTGTCTTATTTGTTCTGAATTTGCTCCTGGTTGGTTAGCTTGTTGGTTGAATGTTGCTGGGTCTGGAGCAAGAGTAGCAGCAGCAGCTAAAGCAGCATCAGCAGATAATTGTTTGTTACTTAAAGTACCAGCATATGATTTAGCTTGTATAGCAGCTGCTTTAGCTTGTTCATATAGTGCTTTAGCATTTTCATACCTACGTCTTCCCTCTTCGTATAGTTTACGATTTTCCTCTATCTCTTTTTGAGTATTTTCTATCCTTTCATCAATAGTAGCCATTATAAGGTCTTTACAGTTTTAGAAAGTAAATTATCTTTATTTAACTTTTTAGTATTATTACTAAGATATGTTTGTAATTTTTCGGCAGCTAAAGCTATATCCATAATAGTTATACCTTCAGGAGTAGCCTTAGCATCAATTATATCAGTGCTAAAATCACTTAATGCCTTATATAATCCAGATAAAAGTTGTCTTAAATTATTTCCTAAAACAACAGGTTGAAGTTTATTAAATGAAGTATCTATTGATGGTCCTAAAGCAATAATATTATCTTGTATAGTTATTCCTGTTTTATCACTTTGCATATAAACAGGACCTTGAGAATATAATTCAACACCTGTTCTACCAAATACTAATACTTCATCTGATTTAGAAGAAATAATAGTTCTATCAGCATTTATAATTGCTTGAGGATTTGAATAGGAAGATATACCAATAGGTTCAGTAATATTACTTAAACGTACGTTACCTATATTTAAAGGAACAATTTGTTGAGATGTTAAGTAAAATGAAGATCCATCTTGGTTAATATTTTCAACGTATAAATCAGAACCTGAAGGTTTAAATCCATGTTCATTTGAAAGAATAAGAATAGGATTACTATTTAATTCTCCTGGGTTGGTAGACCATGGTGTTAAATCTTTATCTCCTGATCTATTTGTACTTCCAAAACGAAGTGAATTTCCAAATCGACCTTCTAAAACATAGTCACCTTCAAATGTTTGTACTCCTCTAAAATCAGAATTTTGTGTAAATGAATTATATAATAAATCTTTATTTTCATTAATAAATAATCCGTTAAATTGAGGGCTATTCCATGCATTAATTACACTTAAGTAATAAGTTTCTTCTGTTTTATTTGTAATAGGAGAAGGTGCTGATGGTAAATCCATCAACAATACTATTTCACCTGGTAATGGGAAATACTTTTGGTTTGGATATAAAGGTAAAGCAGTAGGTAACGTAGCAAGAGTAGCATCATTCAACTGATCCAAAGGAATTTCAGTTGATTCATCATATATTTGATACAATATAGTTCCTACACCAGCCCAACCACCATTAGCATCCCATACTTTTTCAGGGACACTAGTTGGGCCTAATATAACAGCATAAACCTTTCCTGTCTTAAATTGAAAAGGAGGCAAAAAGTTATTATTACCAATAGAGGTAGTAATAAACGATAGACCTTCTCTTATTCTAGTACTCATATTAGTTATTTGTAGGTCCGCTAATGTTGTCTCCTACTTCTTTTACAGCAGAAAACAATTGTTCTTTTTCAGCCTCACTTAAAATATAACTAGCAGCTTCATCACTATTACTAGATAATGCACGCTGAACAATACCTGCTAATTTAACAAGTTGTTCATCATTTTTAACACTAATATTAAGGTGCTCAGCAATTAAAGGAACAATCATAAGAGCCGATTGAGCGTCACTGACCAATGGTTTAAGAGTCTCAATTAGGTCTCTAATTTGCTTTTCTTTATCCTTAGAATTGGTATATATGTCCTTGAGTAAATCAGAAAACTTTTTACTGCCCCACATTACTTGATCAAAATTCATTGTCTAATTTTTGACTATAAATATAGAAGCAGTAAAAGTTTATATATTTACATACCCCTGTTCGTAATATGAATTATATAATTGAACATAAACAACCTTTAACTTTTTAATTATTTTAGTGATTTGGGGTGTTTCAACATCAACCATCTCACGTATATAAATGTAAAGGGCTTTTTTATTGAATATGTCTAATGATTCACATTTACGAAATAGCTCCATTATAGCATCAGCTGTTTTAGCATCATTTTCTTTAGGGAATAATTTATTAAGATTTTTATCTATATACTTAATATACAATCCCATGAACTCTGTAAGGCTATAGTCTTGGCTATAATGCTCATTTAGTGTTTCTTCTTTAATTTTTTTATCATCATCTACTTCGGCCAAGTCACCTTTGTCTTGTAGTTTTTGATAATTTTTCTTATTTTTAAGGATAAGGTAACGCTTTGCAATAGTACCAAAATATGAATAAGCTTTACCTTTATGTGGTTTATAAAGCTTAAGTTTTTCAAGTAAAAATGCAATTACTTCCTGCTGCATATCTTCTACGGATTCACCATCCATATAATAAAACTTAAACGTATGAATAATATTTTGGGTTAATTTAAAAAACCCATACTCAATACGTTCGCGATACACAGTATTTCTAAACTCCTGGTCATCTGAGGCTACATATTCCACAATAGCGTTTTGAGTATCCTCAGTAAAATAAGTATTAGATGTTTTAGGTTTACGTTTGCGTACTTTTCCAGATTTAGTATACTCGACAGTTACTAAATTATCTTCTACTAGAAGACTATTGGTTTGGTTGTTGTCCACGCTTTTTATTAATGTTAAAGTCATTTAATTCGCTTTGTAATGTTTTTACACTCTCAAAGAACCAACCAATTTCATCATCAGAATGAAACGTACCTTTAGCATCTATATCTTCCAAACGTCTATTAGTATTATTTACAGCATTAGAAAAAAGGGCAATATATTGATCTTGTGAATCAACAATTTTTTCCAACTTTTCTACTTTTTTAAATAAATTATAAGACACATATCCCGAAATAGAAGCCAAAGCCGATAAAATAATAATTGTTATAATCATAATTAGTTCCATTCATCGTTTTCAATAGAAATATTATCCTGCAACTGTTGAAGTAACGTTTTAATCATTTCTAATCTAGCATTAACTTGTTGAAGTGAACCTCCACGATTCAAATCAATTTCTAATGCACGTAATTGATGTTCAAGTTTTTCGATTTTTGAAAGTGCTTGTTGTTTATATTTCATAAAATATTTTTTAAGTATTATCACAATATACGACCTTTATTTTCAATAACCAAGTTTTCAACGCCCTATTTTTAGAGCGATTTTACCCTTACTCCTCAATAAATACGTATATACACGCATTTTAACAAGAAAGATAGCCTAAAAGGTTTTTACACACTTTAGACTTAACGACGAGACGCCTCAACCATTTGTTTGAGGTTAATTTTCTTAATTGGATACGAAAAAGTCTTCTTATCAATCAACTTATCAAGCAATTGTATCTCAATTGGATTATCAGTTATAAAGATACATTTATCATCAGCACCATCACCAGGAATATCAATAAAATTTTGAGTATTAAGCTTAGTACCAGGTTTAACCTGACCAAGAAAATCATTCATTTTGTTAGTGAAGGCTGCTTTATCGCGATCGCGCATTAAATATTCTGCCATGATATAATTTTGAGTATATACTGGATATAAATATATGAAAGGACTTTAGGTACCGTGCTTTTTGGATTTGCGCTTATGTTTATCCAATTCAAACTTATAATAACGAATATTATTACCCTTAGCAGAGAAAAATTCCTTAATTTCCGGCTTACCATAATTAGTCTCAATATTCATAACCAACTCGGGACTAATAGTATGGATATAATCAACAGTAAATTGAGAATAAATAAGAATCATCTAAATACCAGCATTGTTTTCACCAATAATACGAATAATAACATCCTCAGCCATCTTGGGAGTAACGGCAAACCCCTCCTTATTAACGTGATACTCCCACAATTGTGTATGGACCATACCCTCAATATGCGATGGGGCCTTACAAGCAAATGAATTAATAATATACCACGGGGTAATAACACCCGTACCACCATTAATTTCTTTTAAACGCGATTGGGGTGTACGATCCGTATATCCAATTTTTAATATACCTGGTTGTCCTTTATTTTCCAACACGTATATATAACCTTCATTAAATGATAATTGGGCATCAAAACTGTGTCGCTTAATCCAATAATGAACAAGTTCAAATTCTGGATCATGTGGATCTGGTGTAAGTGTATAGGCATTGGCATATACAACGGATTCACCTTCATTTTTAGGGTAATACTCGCGTTTAGCCTCCTCCATTGTGATAAGCTTTATCATCATAAGATAATACCTTTAACTACTACGTGCGTAGATGGGTTTAAAACAAATTTAGCATCTTCATGTGGACCATAATACCAAGCTTCATTTACATTCAAGGCAATTTCTTTTTCCTCACCTATAACAACATCACAATATCCACCTTCGTATCCATTAGTGAATACATGTAAATCGGGATCTAGCTGTTGTAATTGTTGGATTAATTCTTTAATGGTCATTTTCTAAATTTAGAGATGAAAAAATCAAAACAAAATAACCAATCAAACATGATTGCTCGTGGAATACTAGAAACATACAAATCAAATGTAAGTGGTTGTTCAAAAACCTCTGCCTTAATAGATGCATAACGAAATGCTCCTAATGTTGAGGCAATTAAAACATAAACTAAAAGTACTAATTTTAATGTTTCCATGATTTTTAATTTAGACATTAATTTACGTATATACGCTTGGTTTCCAAAAAAAGATTGTCAAAAGAAAGGTTTCACCCCCTATAGATATTTGGCGAAAGGGGTATAATGGATTTTGTGGAGCCAAAATCTAGCAATATTTTGTTGGATATTTGTATATATGCGCGCCTTGGGTAAAGATCGTAGTTTATCTGTGAGTACGGGGCAGGCCGCGACATATATGCGGCCCGTCGATGGACCGCTATTGCCGTGGGGTCATAACGATAGCGGAGCGCTATCGCCCCGCTATCGAGTATCCTTATTTTCTTTTTTTTATACCATTAACGGATTTGCCGCTACGATATTGTCAATTAACTTATAATCACTATGACCATTATATAATTGATCATCAATTTGTATTGCAATGCCTAAGTTATTCTGTATACAATCATCTAATACAGTCAGTACTGATAACATATCATAATTACTTAAGTCCATTTCAACATAATATATGTTATTAACTGCATCATCAATTTCAATATTAAATCCTAGTTTCTGATATTCAGATAATACTTTGTAATTGGCATCTACAAATGCAAACATTAACTTTTTCATAACTTTTAATTTTAATTATTTAATCATTTTAACATGTTAAATATAATAAATTTAGTTATGTTTATTGAGGAACTCTTGTGATTAATTTGCTTCTACCTTTACACCCATATCCGTTTGTAGCACAGCTGGTTAATCCAGATAATAGAGCTAACATTACAATTATTAACAGTATTACTTGATGTGGCTTCATCTTATTTAATTTTATAAATTAATCGTTTAAGGTCATTTACTTCTTCCTTTTGTTCCTCTATAATCACGAAACATAGGAACACGACTGCCATTAGTAAGGTGATGAACATGAATGTTAGATCTAAATTGGTTTTAGCTGTAAACATTAAATACAATGCTAACACCCCTAATACTACACTGATAATACCATTTACTATTTTCATACTTATTAATTTTATAAATTAAATATAAGGAGGGGAATTGTGTTCCCCTCCTATTCCGTTATATTCCAAATTTAGCTCTTGTTTCAACGTATTCATTATACAATCCACCTCGTTGATATATTACACCCAAGGCACTTAATAGCACTTTTGAAGTGCATTTATGACTTATCCCCATAAAATCACATACTTGTCTTTTGACATTAACGTAATTGGGGGCAAGGTGTTGTTTGTGTTTAATGTGCATTATAGTATCTAACAATAATGCTTTCACTTGCAGGCGATTGAATGTTACTGTTTGTTCCATACGTTTTAATTTTATAAATTAAATATAACACAGTTTGTTGGGTTAACAAATGGACCCCCTAGAAAGGGGGTCCGTAATTAAAAATTAAAAGTATGAACAGTCTTTATTTGGCCATGATTCCAGTCTTCCATTATTTGATTTGCTCGATCAATTCCGTCTCTACTTCTACACATTCTAGACACGTTCAATTGTTTCATCCATTCCTGGAATTTAGGGTCCAGTTGTGTTTGTAGTCGTTCTTGTTCAAGCCGTTCCCATTGTTCAATGGTAATGTCTTTTATGTTCATAACTTTTAATTTAAATAAAGATATGAAGAGGGGTTTAGTTCCCCTCTTCGTCCAAATAATTTCCAAGTACACCTTCAACCACACGTTTAATTTTATTGTCATCAAACTCAATACTTGTTAACTCCACCTCACGATAATTCATTTCCAACTCATAATCACTAAGTACATCTGTACCCCAACTACTAAATTCGTTTTGGAGTGCCTCCACAACGTCATCAATAATCTCTTTAGTGATACCTCCACCATTCAACTCATTTACCCATTTAATTACTTCACTTACTGGTACGTAAGCAATCTTTACTAATTCATCTGATGATTGGAGCTTGTCCAATAATTGTTGTTTTGTCATAACCTTGATTTTTAATTTTTAATTAATCAAATTAACAAGTTAAATATACACAAAAAAATTGTGTTTCAAAATGTTTCCCTAATTAATACTTCCACTCTAGCTTGTGTGTACTTTGCTTTTACATTTTCATACATCTCCATTGCTTCAATTAGTTGTGTTCTTACTGTACCTGATTGAAACTCATTATCAACCTTAATGTAATAGGTAACATCACCTATTGTATTAAATTCTTTAACTAATTCAATTGTCATAACTTTTAATTTTATAAAATAAAGATATGTAAAATAATTATGTTTACAAGCTGAAAATTTGTTTGGAAACCAAATAATCTTTTTTACATTTACATTGTCATTTGGACGGGCGCCCTATGAAATGGGTGGAGGGATCAGAGGTAGGCTGCCTAAGACGTCTTCCACTATCCCCAAAATAAAATTGGTCTAAAATTACGAATAAGAATTTGGTTTCCCAAATCATACCAGGACAACAAAAGACCCAGTTCATTAATTAAAACGAACCGGGTCTAGTTGATAACCCCTAAATTACCAACAATTAAGCCACTTCTGTTGTGGCTTGTTTCTTTGGGCGTCCACGCTTCACAACTTCACCATTTGCAATTCGTTCTGCAAACGCTGCGAGACGTTGCTGGCGTGCACTGTTTTCATTTGGTTTACGTCCACGTTGAACACTTAATCCTTGCTCTGCCAATGCGGCACGAGTTGCAAGTTTCAACTGACGAGCGCTGTTAGGATTTACCTTACGTCCACGCTGTTTTGTTTCGGTTGTCTGAATTGTTGTTTCCATAACCTTGATTTTTGTTTTTTTTATTTATTTAATCAAATTAACAAACTAAATATACTATGTTTTTATTTGGTTTCAAAATTTTCCTTAACAAAAAAACATATTTCTGGATATACAAAAACATTTGAAATGATTTGTTGATGTCGCGCTGAATTCATGCATACAAACACAACACCATTACCCACATTACTCTGTTTCATTCCACATATTATCAAATATCCATACATAAAAAAATACCGATATGTTTATGTTTTGATATACTTATATGCTATCTTCCATATTTGGAACGTTTAACATATAACATAAATCTATGTTAATTTGTTGAGTTTCCCGCGTAAACTTCAATTACCTCTTGTCAATCACGCCTATGGTCACATAAAAAGAAGGCGCGGTAACTACGTTATATTCAACCATAATGTTATACCAGTATGTTCCCACGTAGGGACGTTACCCGTTTCTATC